TAGCGAAGTTATCCTATGGGTACACGAGTCGACTGGAGAGATTTTTCGCGCGACTTATTTACACCGCGTAAACAAAGCGGGCTTACGTCCGTTTCACAAAGCTGACTTCCATATTCGTGAGGGGCAGATTTACGGAACAGGGCTGCCAGAACTTATGTACTCACTGCAAAAAGAAATCGACGCAGTTAAGAACATGAAGATGGACTTCGGTTTGATTTCGTCTATGCCGTTTGGTTATTACCGTCCGACTAGCTCGATGAAAGAAGAGAGAATGCCCATGGAACCTGGCATGCTCTTCCCACTCGATAACCCCGGTCAGGATGTTTACTTTCCCAACCTAGGTGCCCGAACAGGTTTCCTTGGCAACGAGGAGCAGATGCTCCAGATGACTGTCGACCGTCTCACATCAATTAGCGATCTTTCGTTGGGCGTTATTGGCGGACAGGGCGCCTCGCGTACTGCTACGGGCACGCGCGCACTGTTAGGCGAATCTAACGCAAACCTCGACATCTTTCTTAAGCGTCTAAACCGTCCGTGGACGTCGGCTATACGTTACCTATTTAAACAGTTACAAGACAAGCTGCCAGATGGCTTCCAGTTCCGCTTGTTAGGTGACTCTGGCGACGATTTCTGGGCTACGGTTCGTACAAAAGCCGAAATAGCTGGCGACTTTGACTTCATGGTCGAAGGTAACTCGGCTAACTCTAACAAAGCAATACAAATCGAAACTGCCAACAGCATTTTGGCTACCATAGCTAATCCACTATTTATGCAGCTAGGTGTCGTTAATCCTGGACATATCTTCGAGGCACTAAAAAATAAGTTTAAAGTCGAAGGTATCAAGGAATGGTCCCGCTACATTTCTAAACCGGAAGGTGCAGAGGTTGTACACACGCCTATGGAGATTGCTAACGCTACGCTGGCTGGCGTAGACATTAAGCTGTCACCGCGCCAAGATTTGCAAGGCTTTGTAGACTTCTTCAACGAGATAGTTGACAATGATGAGTTGCTTGGCCAGTTTAACGAGGAGCAGACAATTAAGCTTGCACGTAAGGCTCAGGAAGCTCAACAGATGATTGAGGCAGTAGCCCAGCAGGCAGCTCAGCAAGCTAACATGCAACAGATGGCTATGAACGCTTCCATGGCCTCGGCACCAAGTCCGCAAGGCGCCGGAGCCGGACAGGCAATGGGAGCTAGCGCAAATGACGGTGTCTAAATACGACCTAAAAACTATCCTTAATCCCGAAGAGCGAGAGGTGCTAAACATGTTCCTCTCAGGTTCGCCGGAAGGTGTCCGCGCATTTCTAAAAGTCGTTAACCAGTTCGTTGACGACCGTGGACAAGCGGTGCTAAAGGAATCAGACACAGCTAAGCTGCTGGCTCGCAAGTCAGAGTACGATGGGGCTTCACGTCTGGCACGCGAGATAGGGTCATTTTTAGGCTCCAAATCACATGTGGTAGAATAACTTCAGGTAGCACTAATGCTGCCTATTTCGGGTGGTAGCGTTAAATACCGGAGGTAGACACCTATGTCTAATGAGGAACCAAGTAGCAAATCGACTGAGTCAGAGTCGACCGAACAGCAACCAGATCCAATTCACAATCTCAAGCAAGAGATGAATCGTAAGCAAAGCAACTTAGAGGCTAAGTTAGCTGAAACAAACGCACAGCTTGCTCAGATGATAGCTAGTGTTCAGGCGAGTCTTACACAGGCCAAGCCAGAACCAGCTAAGGCGGCCAAGTCTGCGCGCGACCTACTCTACGATTCACCAGATGAATTCGTTGAGCAAGTAACACAGCAGGCTACCGCGAAAGCTCAGGCTGAAGTGCGCCGTTCCCAGGAAATGCAAAGCGCAGTTCAATCTGCGATCATGGAGATGTCGTCGAAGTATCCAGAATTTGGGCAAGCTGGCTCGGAAGCTGCTCAAAAAGCTGTCGAGTACGGAAGTAAACTACCTGCTCACTTGCGTGGAACAGCTGAGGGCGCTGAAATCGCTATGGCACGCGCGGCAGCGGAGCTTGGGCTTATCCCTAGTTCTAAGCGAGCTAAATCTAGCTCGAACGACGACGCTGCTGTAGGCGGAGGTTCGCGTAGCACCGCTTCTAGCACAAAAGGTAAAGGCAAAGTTGACGAATCAGTCATCATTATGGGCAAACTTTTGGGCGTAGATTATGAAACAGATAAAAACAGAGCAAAAAATTTAGAGAAGTCTTCGACTAGACAGAAATGGAATAAGTATGAGTAACGAAAAGAACGGCAAAATGCCAATCTCATCAAAGGGCGAAATGGACACCCTAGCTAGTTACCGTGATGGCTCGAACATCAACGGCAGCATTCTTGATGTTGATCCTGTATTAAAAAGCTTCCTGGAAAAAGAAGGCTTTGCTTGTAGGTGGCTCAACGCTACACGTTACAAATCAGACGGCGGCTTTAACAAGAATGGCTGGCGCGCTTTACGTATGGACTCTGTACCTGAGAAGATTCGCGACTCGGTAGGCCTTACCTTCGGCACATCAGGAGACGGCTTTTTAACCAGAAATGACCTTGTTTTAGGTATTAGGACGATTGAAAAGCACGAAGCGCACAAAAAGCAGCTAAAAAGTCGTGCTGAGTCCCTAACAGGAGATTCTAAGTTCGATGAGCGAAAAGAGCAGCTAAAAGATGCTCTGGGCCGCGCCGGATCAGTACAAACAGGCTACGAAGACTAGTTAGACCCCCATCGGCCTTCTTTTTTAGGGGGCCGTGTTACCTTTATTTAACGGCTCAAGGATGAGCCATTTTAGCTCATGGAGGAGCTTTTAATATGCCAAATGCAGACATCGTAGTAGGCGCACAACTGTTTGGCAGCCATTACCCGGCTGTCACTTACATTGCTGAATCTACAATTTATAAAGGCGACTTTTTGAAGAAGAATGCCGCAGGAACCGTTGAACGAGCAGCCGCTACCAACCCAGTAGTTGGAGTAGCTTTAAGTGACGCAGGTGCTGGACAAGAATGCCTAGTAGCTGATCACCCAGATCAGTTGTTCATGATTCAGGCCGACGACGCCACAATTGATGCGCAGACTGACATCGGTTTGAACTACGACATCGTAGTAGGTTCAGCCAATACTGCATATAAGCGTTCTGGTATGGAACTTGATGCGTCTACGCAAGTAACAACTGCAACAGCAGTTCTACGACTTATTAAAGTTGTACCAGCACCGGATAACGAGCTTGGCGCTAACGTCAAGTGTGTTGTTCGTATTAACAATCACCAAAACGGTAGTTCTACCGGCGTAGCAGGAGTTTAATCGATGTCTTCAACACCAGTAATTTTACGTAATAACTATTCCGACCTATTTGGGTCATCGATGCTTCCAGTTCTGGAGGAAATGTTCCGCCATGAACTTACGCAGCATCCTATGATTCGCGAGCAGTTGGCTAAAAAAGTATCTACAGATAAAGATATCTACCAGTCGTCTGAAATGGGCGATCTCCAGAACTTGATCGAAGTTGCTGAAGGTACTGACTATACTTACGTCGCACCTCGTCAGGGCGCTTCTAAGACTTTCGTAATTAAAAAATACGGTCTTGGATTCACCATCTCTGAAGAAGCAGTTGCTGACGGTAAATTCGAGTTTATCGCTGCAGCAGTAAAGATGCTTGCAGAGTCGGCTCTCGAAACACAAGAAGTATCTGTGCTTAACCTGTTTAACAGCGGGTTCACTTCAGCTGTTCAAACACGAGATGGACAGAACCTGTTCTCTACAGCGCACACACTACCATCTGGTCTAACTTATCGTAACCGACCATCTGCACACGTCGACCTTTCACAATCGTCGCTTGACGCAGCTCTCGTTGACTACGAAACCCTGTTTATCCGCGACTCAGGTAAAATCATCGCCGCTCGCCCATCTATCCTCCTTGTTCCGCCTTCATTGAAGCGCTATGCTATGGAATTGGTTGGCAGCGACTTGAAACCTGATTCTAACGATAACAATATGAACTCGCTTAAAGGCGAAGGTCTCCGTGTTGTTAGCTCGCCGCGCTTGACTGACCCAGACGCATGGTTCTTGTTGCCAGAAGCTTCGAAATCCGGTCTTCGCATCATCTCGCGAACTGGCATCGAAACTAAAGCAGCTGGTCCAGACCAAGGTTTCGATAACGACTCTATCAAGTACAAGACACGTTACCGCGAGATCGTTGGAGCATTGGATGCACAAATGATGTGGGGAACCGAAGGCGCATAATTTAGCGCTGGATAGTAATAAAACTTACTTTAAAGGGCCCTACCAAGGGCCTTTTTCTTTTGTGGTATACTATGTAAGTCGGCTAGGGTACAATAAAGTGCCCAGCGAATCCAAAAGATTGGACACAATATGTACCGTTTTACAGTTCCCGTAACTATCTCGGCTCTTGCAGCCGCAGCAGAAGAAGAACTAACAATTACAGAGACTAACGTAGGTCGACGCGCACGCGTAGGCGACGGCGTAGTAATTAACCTTCCAGCTACACCTGAAGCGGGATTGTCAATTGCAGCTGCTTGGGTTCAATCACCAGGTGTGATTAAATTCCGCATCTCTAACTTGAACGCAGCAGCAGCTCTAACAGCAGGCGCAGTTAACTTTACAGTTACCGTACTCCGGTAAGGAGATAGCCAATGGCTAATTATAGAACAGCCAACGTTATCTTTGTAGATACGACGGCTGTAACACACACAGGTCCTTTGAAGATTTGTGGCATTAAATACATCGGCAACACTAGCGGTACGCTGCAAATACAGTCGCAAAACGTAAGTGGCGGAATACTGTGGGAAGCGCGCGGAACAGCAGATATATTTGAGGATGCTGAAATCTATGCGTCTGATGGAATATATGTCGCACTTACTAACGGCGCCAAAGCGTACATTTACCTAGAGGTGTAGTAGATGTTGTCTGGAGCAGGTCAGCGCGTATTTACCGGCAGTTTAGTTACCACAGTGTCAGGCACTGCGGTACCTTTGTCTTCTAGCGCGCTAGCTGTTAAAAGTATTGTTATTCAAGCCAACGCTAATAACGTTGGCAGTATAGCAATTGGCGATTCTACTGTCGACCTAACAACAGGAATGCTGTTAGGTCCTGGCGATTCAATGACTTTATCTGCGGAAGCTGATTCACGCTATAACGATTTTGACTTGTCGGAGGTTTACGCTTACAGCGGTTCGAACGGCAACATCATAAGAGTTATGGGATTTAGGCGGCGCCCGTAATGCCAATTTCTATTAACCGCACCTCGTCAGTAATTGCACAGTTTGAAGATCCGCAAGAGATTGTTATTAGTCACCTTGATGATTCGATTCGTCTTGGTGATGGAACTACGTTAGTTGGTGTTACAGCTACTAACGAGCTAAAAGTTGCATCAACAAGCATTACGTACACGACACGAGTAGATGAGGCAAGCGCTTCGATTACTTACATAGGTAAAGCAGTTGTCGGCACAAGCGAGGCAAGCGCAGCTTGGCAGGTTCAAAGAATATTAATTAGCGGAACTGTTAGCACGTTTACGTACGCTGACGGCGATGAGAATTTTAATAACGTCTGGAATAACCGGGCAGCATTGAGCTATAGCTAATGGCAGCACAAACGGTCACCACATCAGTAAATTATGATAGCGCAGCGATAGCGCCTTTGCTTGATGGTGAAACTATCACGATCAATGGAGGTTCTCTTACAATTAACGCCGACACTAGACATAATCAACAAGCGGCGGTCTTTGGAAATATAACAGTATCGTCAACTTTGGGCGGTGTGGTTGCGATAGACGGGACTCAAATTTGGGAAGTTCCATTTTCGGCTTCAACTGGTAACGTACCGACTCAAGCGGCACTAGGTTCTAACGGCGTAACAGGCGGCACAAGTGGAGCAACTGGCGAACTCACTCGCGTGTGGGCTACTGGTTCGTTTAACCCTTCGGCGGCTGGCGGCGCAATGCCTTCAACTGGATTTATTAAATTAAGGTCTAAAACTGGAAACTTTACCACAGGCGAAACAATCACTTTAGCAAATGGCGCAACGGTCACAGCATCGAGCGCAGGAAAGCGAAGTTGGATTCATGTAGTAGGAAATTCTGGGTCGACTTTGCTTATGCCTCGATTGGCATCGGTCCCAGTCACAGGCGACTGGTATGCTTTAGGTTCAACAAATGGAGCCGACAATCAAACAATTCAAATGCCAGTTAGGGACGAATTTCCTGCCGTGCAAATTGAAACTTCGGCAGGGTCAGGCGTGTATGAGTGGTGGGCTAATGCTGGTGATGCATGGAATGGAAACTATCCAAACAGCGATTCTTGGGCTTTAACAAACGCAACTTTCACAAGAAATTTTATTGCAGGTCCAGCAAATCACCCTGCGGCAGATCGACTCAGGGAAACAGCGGTTTCGGGGAATCACCTTGTCACTGGTATAAACTTACAGGCTGCACAAATGGACACTGGTTCATACACTCATTCGGCAATCGTTAAACAAGAAACTCGACAATGGTGTGTTGTTCAAATTTCTACTAACGGAGGCAATGATCGTTACGGTGCTCTAGTTGATCTTGCGGCGGGTACTATTATCGCAAATCCAAGCGTGGGAAGTCCTACAGGCGTTTCGTCTTCAATTACTTCACTAGGTAACGGCTGGCATCGGGTCAATGTTACCTTAACTCACTCAACTGGAAATCTTACAAGCTTTGTGGCGATTGCTGATTCTGCAACACCTACTTATACGACTGGACTTCCAACATATACAGGCAACACAGCGCAAGGAATTTATCTTGGATTTTCAACAGTAAATCAAGCAACACACGCGTTTATTGCAACCGATGTACGCGGCAAATTTTTTTATTCAGATCCTTTCGCTGGAACAATTACTTTTGCAAAACGTGGCACAAACAACGCAGGATTTAAGCCACCGACTGGTTGTGCGATACGAATACCTAACATCATTCTTGGAACGTCAACGGCTGGCGACTACACAGCTCAATTTTTGGCGTTTCAAAGCTCTTCAAGATATGCTTTCAGAATTGATACTGCGGTTGTGGATTTTGATAAAATATCATGCAATTGGATTACAACAAATGTTACGCCAACCTCTTACAAAATGCAAAATTCTGCAATTAGCGTATCGCAGACAATAGTGAATTTTAACTCGGAACTACGAAACTGTTGTATTGCGCCTACTTTGTATTACAGACTTTCAAGTGGAGCATACTCTTTAACAAATTCCGCGAACGGCTACATATACGACAGCCGCATTGTTTCTCGTGGCGCAGGACAATTTGTACATCAGGTTATCACATCGGCAAATATCAACGCGTACCGATGCAGTTTTGAATCGATTGGGCCAAACCAAGGCAAAGCGGCTAGAATAACAGTAGCCCAGCCCGTCGTTAACGTGGTTAGCGCTGGGGGTGAATACGTTGATTGCACTTTCATCGGCGGCGGCGGTCAATTTAACGTACAAAACTTTTCGATCAGAAACTCAAAGTATTGCGATAACATGATTGGAACAACTCCAGCTTTTGCCTCGCAAGCTTTTAACGTGGCAGGAACCAACATTGTCATTGATGGCATTACACATATTGACGGTATTGCAAACAATCACCCATTTACACAATACGTAACGACATCTATAAGTTTTACAACTAATCTTTTAGTAACAAACATCGGAACACTTGCAGCGCCGCTAAACGCTGGAACAGTAAACCCTTGCGGTTATATTTACGCTCAAGGTTCCGCTGGTACGCTGACCGAAGTGCGTAGATGCTATGTTAATAATTTGCGACTTGGCGTAATAAACACAGTTGTTTCGTCACCGATTTTGAATTTATATGATGTTTGGGGTGACGGAACAACGCCACAAACACTTGCAGTGGGAAATTTGATTTCGCGCGGCGGAAGGTGGATAAATCAACGAACACCTGCCAGTGCTATCCTAGGGGCGCACTGGGACGATGCTTATACTTCTTCAACAACTGGTCGAATCACAATTATGGCAAATGAGCCTTCTTCAACAACTGGTACACAGTGCTCGTACACTCTTGGATTAGGTTCAGGCTTTAATGGCAATGGCTCAGTTGTTGTGTCGCGCTTGACAGACGTTGTAAACTGGACAACGCCTGTTAAAATTTACGGACATAACTTTTTAGCTGGCGGTTGTGCTTTATCAGGAACCGACTGTCAGAATTTAATTTTTGAATATAAAATAGATACAGGTTCAGGCTTTGGCGGCTCATGGACTTTCTTAGCAAATACAGTTCGCCGTTCGGCTGGTGGAGTAGCAGGAACAAACACAGTCACACTCACAACGGCAGATCGAACCGCACTTACAAGACAGCCTCAAATCGGTGACTTTGTTCAGACAAGCGCATTTAGGCTTCCAGCAAATACAACTGTCACGCTTGTAGTTGGTGACGTTGTCACTTGTTCAAATAACTTTGTAACCAATTTAGCAACAAATGAGTTCGTGACTTTTTCGCCCGCGAACGTAGCAGTGAGCGCGGCAAATGGTTACTCGTTACAAGTTAGAACTTATCCAACTGCGGCGGCTGCAACAACGCTTTTAACTGCATTTTCTATGGGTATTCAAACCGATGCAACCGCTTATCAAACACAACAACCTTTGGCTGGTTCAATAGTTAACATTACAAATTTAGTTCCACAAACAAGAGTTAAAGTAAACAGAGTCGATACAGGCGCATTACTTCAACAGGCTTCATGCGGCGCAGGGACTACTTTAAATTTCGATTTTCAATATACAGGCTTAGTCAGAATTGAAGCAAGAAACGCAAGCGGCAATCCTGCTTACAAGCCTTGGATAACTCAAGCAACAATTTCACCAACGGCTGCAACAAGTGTTGTAGCTTTGCAAGAATCAGATCAATAGGGGGTTTTAAATGGGTATAGTAGACGATTTCTCAATATCGAGTACAGGGGACATAAGACATACGAGTGGATCGACTGTTTACACTGTTCTAGAGCTTCACCAATGGCTGCAAGACTTAGCCGATGACGCCGCCTCGACTGGTAATGATATTTTAGATATTTTAGCCCCTGTGCCTTCAAAGCTTGATGGCCCTCGTGACGCTGCCGTTGCATCACGATTAAACTTATTAACTGATGGCGCAGTAGCATTTAATCTAGACGACGATGCGGCTCAATATATTAACTTCGGCTCGGTAAAACAAACTGCCGCTGCGGTTCAATACTCGGGTTTAAAAAGTATCGGTGGTATAGTTGCAGCTTCACCGATCTATGTTGTACAAAATGGTTCTAAGCTTACAAAGTTCTGGGCTGATGGTCACATTCAAATTTTAATTAAAGTTAAAACAGGCGGCTCACTAATTGATTCAGGAAACGTGACAGCTTTCTCTCGTAAATGGGGTCAAACTTACTCTCATTTCGACGTGAACTTATCGGCTGGTGGTGAGTCAAATGCCGCCCTTTCAACTGCACTTGATTCTAACATTGTTCTAACAGAAGCAAACGCGGGACTATTATCATCTAAGGTGAGCATTTCAGTCGGCGATACAACTCAAGACTTAGGCAACGGTAACGGCGGCAAACTTTATAAAGGAACTATCACTCTTACAGGTGGCGCGACACTTCAAGAAGCCTATCAATATTTACAATACTTAGCGCGTGAAAATTCGTCTGCAACGGTCAACGGTGTGGCTGGTTGGAGATACCGCTTGTTAAATGCTGCCTACACTGAAATACCTTCGGCACCTTTTGGTACTTTTGCAGGTGGTACTTTCTTCGTTGCGCAAGGCTGGTTTATCACTGGCGTGTTAGCAGCTGAATCAACTAAGTATCAACTTATTGCTCATGATGGCACAAGCCAAGTACCGCCGACTTTAGCGTCGATCACTGTTGGTAATCTTATCGCTGGCGATAGAGTTTTAGTTAGTCGTGATAATGGCTCAGGTGGAATTTTAAAAGACGAATATACACCTGTGGCTGCTTCAAGCGGTGCAACTGCACTAACTATCGTTGAATCAATTAAGACCGATACTCCTGCGGCTGGCGTAATTCGTATCAAAGGCATTAGATACACTTACACGTCTTACACGGCTGGCACTAAAACTTTTAACGGACTTTCACCTGCTTTAGTTTCTAATATCGTTACGGCTGACGATGTGTTTGTGCCGCTAATTGATAGAGCTGCGGCTTCTGCAAATGAATCAGTGAGTTTTATCTTTGCAAGTAACTACACAGCCCGTGTTGACGTTCGCCAAGGTTCAGGCGGCTCTCCAATTATCCCCTTCAACACCGCATTAAGCGTAACAAGTGCAGGCGCATCGGTAAATGCTTCGAGAAACAGTGACGTGTAATGGCTTTTTACTCAGCCCCTTTTACTTTTAATTTCGATACTTCGTTTATAGACGTAGATTCGGGCTATGTAGATATTGATTGCACTAATTTATACACCGCTTGCAAATTAGCGCAAGCCTCAACAGAAGGAATCACTTATGAAAGAATTGCTTCAGGATCAGGACTCGTCACCCTCGGAGTCGGAGTCCAAGTCGGTCTCACCATCGAATTTTTGGGGTCTTGGCAGCTTCGTTTCCCAACAGGTAACTACGTCGCCAGAGTCGCAGGGGGAAACCTCGTCGGAGGACCAGGCGGAGACCCAATTGCCTACACCGCAGGAGTCCAAACTCTCTTGATTCAGTCAGCGGCTTCGACTGTAGTTACAACAGGCGGCGGCGGCGGTTCAGGGGACTGGACAGTAACTGAAAAAAATCAGATTCGTCATCGTCTTGGCATTGATGGTACTACGTCGACTCCGTCGACTGGAATACCTTCCCTAGCTACAGAAACCAGCGTAGCTAAAACTTTAAAAACCACTACTTACCTAGGAACTAAATAAAATGGCTAAACTACTATTTAATAAAAAGGTTACAAAAGAAGCCGCGCACGCTGATGTGGTAAAGCGGCATAAAAAAGCGCGCCATATCTTACAAGCCAGCCTAGTTGCTAATGGTATAATGTTAGTAGCCCTGGCGGTGGCATTATGGCTAATGTAAGAAACGGTAACACAGTATATGTAGATTCGACTGGCGACCTGACTACTACAGCCACTCGTGTTTACTATATTATTATGTCTGCTACCGGCGGCGGCGCCATCTTAGTGCTGCAAGATGCAGGAGCTAATGTAAACAAAATGCGCCTTTCGCATCCTAACGACAAAGAGACGCATGTATTCGACTTTACGGCGCGTCCACTTTACTTTCCAGGCGGCGTAGCTGTTTCTACGCTAACTAACTGCAACGCGACAATAGTCGCCGAAGTTCAAGGAGGCTAACCGTGGCTATTTACGGCTTAACAACTTTCGAAGACATCCTGAACGCAGTACTTGAAGAACTGAAGATTCCTGATTCGGATACCACTGAGGTTAACCGTCTTAAGCGCGACATCAACATGTGCTACGTAAACCAAGTGGCACCAGCTAAACGGTGGACTTGGTTAACTGGTTTTGTAAGTAAAAACGTCCCCGTAGCTTACGCAGACGGTACAGTTAGCGTGACTCCTGCAAGCCAAACCATTACATTTTCTACAGCACCGGCAGTTAGTAAAACTGGATTTTTGTTTGCAGTCGACCAATTTAGCGAAATTTATACGATATCGGCTCACACAGCAGGCAGCACAACAGCTACTATTTCTGCACCGTACAATGGCGCACTTGGCAGCGGTCTGGCATTTAAAATTTGGACAGATGTTGTTGGCTTGCCGACTGATTGCAGAGAAACCATAGAGGTTTACCACGATTACCACGGTGAGCCAATGCGACCACTCGGCCTACAAGACATGCGCCGAAAGATCGCACTGTCTCCTCGTCACGACGGTCGTCCAGCTTACTACTCAACTTACGATTACTTTGATCCATCATCTGGCAACGCCGAGACAGAGTCGGATCGTTACCGCCTAATGCGCATTTACCCATCGGTTTCTACACTACCTACAACGCTTCACATTGACTACGTTAAAGAGGTAACACCTTTAGAGTTAGATGCTGATGAGCCGCTTATGCCAATCGAGGATCGCATCGTACTTGTTTACGGCGCCCTCGCGCGCGCATGGAAGCGTCACGCTGACCCCCAATCAGCTGCAGAGTCACTTCGCGACTATGAGAATAAATTAGCGCTCATGATGGGGCGAGTAGAAGACTCGCAAGATAAGCCGCAATTTACGCCCGACTCAGATTACCTTTCTAAAAAACGTGGACGTGGACAGCGTCCGCGCGGCGCATCTAACTACGGAGCCGGCGGCTACTCTGCACCTACGTACATTGCAGGTGCTACGATCAACGGAGCCAACGTAACTGGTAACATCACGGTTAGTCCCGGTATTACTATTGATGGTGTTGATGTAGGCGCTCTTAAAGATGACTTTGATGCTCACATTGCAGACGCAGTTGACGCGCACGACG